AAAAGTGAAGTTATTGAGTATACAACAGCATTATATCTAAGATCTAAACTATGAAGTACGTAACATTTAATCAGCTAAAGATAAAAAACTTTTTATCTATTGGCGAAGACGAAGTAGTCGTGGACTTTAGAAAAGGGCTTCATATTATTACTGGTGTTAACCGTGATAAGGAAGATAGACGTAACGGGGTAGGTAAATCTACTATAGCAGATGCACTATACTTTGCTATATTTGGCACTACTATAAGAGAGATTAAAAAGGAGTTTATTGTCAATAACTTAACTGACGGGGTATGTGAAGTTCAATTAGCTTTTAACGTGAACTCTCCAAAAGGTAATAATGACTTTGTTATTGTTAGAACCTTAAATCCCTCAAAGCTTTATGTGTTTAAAGATGGGGTAGATAGAACACGTGATAGTATTGTTAATACGACAGAGTATATTGAAGCTGTTCTATCATCATCTTCAGAAGTGTTTCAAAATTGCGTTATCATGACATTAAACAATACTATACCTTTTATGGCTAAAGGTAAGGTAGAAAAGAGAAAGTTTATTGAGCAGATATTCAATTTACAGATTTTTTCTCAGATGCTTAATAAACTGAGAGACGAATATAATGAAGTAAAACGTAATCATGATATTGAGTTAACAAAATATAATGAAGTAGAAAACTCTATACAGACATACGAAAAGCAGAAAGAATTGCGGGTTAAAGAAAGAGAAACTAAAATTACGCAATTTACTAATAAAATTCAATCTAATAATAATGAGATAGCAAAGGTTAATACTGAGTTATCAAAGTCTGAAAATATTGATCTTAGTATCAAAAAGGGTGAACTTGAAACACTTAATAAAGGCTATGACACTATAGATGAGAGAATTAAAAAGCTTATTGTTGAAGCTACTGAACTTAATAGTACTATAAAACAAAAGCAATCACAGTTAAGTAAGATTGGCACCTCATTAGATGTATGCCCTACTTGTTTAAGACCTATTGACGTTACTCATAGAGAGCATATTGAAGTTGAGAAGAGTAAGTTAAAATCTGAAATTGATGCCAGTACTATTACTTGCACTAAACTGAAAGAAGATACCGATACATATAAAAGTAAACAGATTAAAATTAAAACGCATATATCTAAAATTAATGACGACTTAAATGCTTTAAAAGTAAAAATAGAAAATAGAAAGCTTTTACAGAAACGTATTACTGATTTACAAGATCTAAACAAACAATTAGAAGATAATATCTCACATTTAAATGAGCATAACGATTCATTCAATGATGTTATTACTGAAACTAAAGCAAGATTAGAAAACATTAAAGGTGAAATAGAAAAGATTAAAAAGACTATTAACTTATTAGATGTTGTAAAGTTTGTAGTAAGTGAAGAAGGTGTAAAGAGTTATATAGTAAAGAAGATACTACAGAGCTTTAATGCTAAACTAGCTTATTACCTAAAGAAGCTAGACAGTAATAGTATCTGTGTGTTTAACGAATACTTTGAAGAAGAGATATTAAACGAAAAAGGTAAAATTTGTTCATACAATAACTTTTCAGGTGCTGAACGTAAGGCTATAGACTTGGCTTGTTTATTTTCGTTTATGGATATGCGTAAATCACAAGGTGATGTACACTATAATATTAGCATTTATGATGAACTATTTGATAGTAGTTTAGATGAAAAAGGTGTAGATTTAGTGCTTGATATTCTTAAAGAACGTAGTGAAAAGTTTAACGAATGCATCTTTATTATTAGCCATAGAAAAGAAAGCATAAAGTCAGCAACAGGCGATATCATCTTTTTAGAGAAGCATAACGGTATAACCCGTAGAGTTAATTTTGTTGATTAATATATAACCTTTTATAAATTTTATTATGTTTAATACTGCTATTCCGTTTCAGCAACCTAACGTACCGTTTCAATTAAAGAAAGGTGGAGCATCACCATTTGGTGCTGTACAACCACCAACACAACCAGCTGCTTCGGATAACCCAGAGAGACCCAAGGAGTTAGATCTACCAAGATTTTTAAGTTATTATGCTGACTATAGTGGTTGTGGCCACTGGAGAATGATTTGGCCTGAACAGGTAATGAACGCTCATATGAAGGCTGTATGTCACGGAACTACAGTTATGAACTTAGATCCTCGTTACTATATTATGGCTAAGGGTGTTAGAATTCAGAGACAAGCCACAAAACAGCAGTTAGAGTTCGTTAAGTTCTTAATGGAAATCAAAAAGCAAACTGGTATGAAAGTTATGTACGAGATTGATGACCTTTGCTTTAAGGAAGATATTCCAGATTATAACAAGTATAAACCAGCGTTTGTAAATCCTGAAATTAGAGAATCTGCACAAGCTATTATGTCCATGTGTGATGAAATTACAGTTACTTGTGATTTCATGAAAGATTATTATATGGACAAGACAGGTAATAAGAACATTTCCGTTATTCCTAATTTTATGCCAAAGTTCTGGTTAGGTAACCATTACGATCTTACCAAGAACATGAACAACTTGGATAAGTTTAAAAAGAAGCCTCGTATTTTATACGCCGGTTCTGGTGCTCACTTTGACGTTGATAATAGAGTAGGTCAAAAGGATGACTTTTACCATGTAAATGATATCATTCGTAGAACGGTAGATAAGTACCAATGGGTATTTTTAGGAGCTTTCCCATTATCATTAATGGACCTTATTAAGAGCGGCAAGATTGAATTCCATCAATGGAAAAGATTATTTGAATACGGTCAAGCCATATCTGATCTTAATATCAATATGATGGTTGCACCATTAGAGAACAATAATTTCAATAAGTCTAAGAGTGATTTAAAGTATATTGAAGCATGTGCTTTCGGGTTACCTATTGCATGTCAAGACTTATGCACATATGCTAATGCACCTGTCAAGTTTAATACAGGCGATGAAATGATTGACCGTATTAATGAGACATTAAAAGACACAGATAAGTACAAGAGCATTTGTAAGAAAGCTAGACAGTACGCAGATACAAGATGGCTTGAAACAGATACTAATATTGACTGTTATATGGAACTTTATACTACTCCGTTTGGAGATAAGTCCCGTAAAAATATGTCAAGATACAACAAATACGATTGATATATCTGGAAGTGTGATACAATAGTTACGTGAGCTATCGTAACATATATTATAACGGTAAAGACAAATGCATTACTCTATTTACCTGGGATAAGGACGGTAAGCGTATTAAGTTAGATTCTACCTTTGAACCTTACTTTTACGTTGAAAATAGCCACGGAGAAGCTCAATCAATATATGGCACTAAGTTAGTTAAAAAGACGTTTAGAAGTCAGTATGAACGTTTTAAGTATCTTAAAGATACAAACTTAAAACGTGTGTTTGAGAACTTACCTGCTACTCAGCAATATCTTGTTGACATGTTTTGGAAAGACAATGAAACGCCTGAGTTTAGTCAGCATCCAATCAAGGTAATGTTTTTAGATATTGAGGTGTATGCACCTGATGACTTCCCGCATGCTAATGAAGCTAAAGCTCCAGTTAATGTTATAACAATATATGACTCGTTAGCTAAAAAGTTTTTTACCTGGGGATTGAAAGACTATACTAGTACAGAATCAGATGTAAAGTATGTTAAATGTTCCACTGAGAAGGAAATCTTTATTAAATTTATTGAGTACTTTGAAAGAGATTACCCTGATATATTGACAGGTTGGAACTCAGAGTTTTTCGATATACCTTACATTATTAATAGATGTACTAAAATACTTGGTGAAGAGTTTACTAAAAGACTCTCTCCCGCAAATAATGTTTATAGTAGATCAATTAAAGGTCAGTTCGGTGTAGAACAGATAAGATGGTATATTGATGGGGTATCGCTTATAGATTACCTTGATGTATACAAACGTTTTAGTGCTGGGGTACGTGAAAGTTATAAATTAGCATCAATTGCTGAAGCAGAATTAGGTGAAGGTAAAGTGGACTTCGGTGCAATGAACTTAGCCACATTAGCTGATCAAGATTGGAAAACGTTTATTGATTACAACATTCAAGACGTACGTCTACTAACTAAATTAGAAGATAAACTAAAGTATACGGAACTTATTCGTATGTTAGCTTATGTAGGACTAACGTCATTTGAAGCTGCAATGGGCTCGTTATCTGTTATTAACGGTGCAACTGCAGTAAGAGCCCGGTACCGTAATCAAAAGATACCTTCATTTATTAGAGATGAAGAAGAGGGTAAAAACCCCGGGGCATATGTAGGTGAACCATTAAGCGGGTTTCAGCAGAAGATAATTTCATTTGATGCTAACTCACTTTACCCTAACGTGATGATTAGCTTGAATATGTCCCCGGAGACTAAAATCGGGGTTATAGAAGAAAGAACAGACAAAGAAGTAAAACTAAGACATGTAAATGGTAAACAGTTTACGTTACCTGTGGATAAGTTTAATCTTTTCGTGCAAAAAGAAGAAATAGCTATTAGTAAAGCAAATACACTATTTACACAGAAGAAAAAGGGTGTAATGCCTGAAATCCTTGACTACTATTACGATAAACGTCAAGACATTAAGAAAGTACTTAAGAAGCTCAAAAAGCAGTACTCAGAATGTGATAAAGCCAGTAAGGAAGGTAAAGAAATTAGAAAGCAAATTGATCAGTTAGATGCAAAGCAGTTGTGTATTAAAGTCTTTATTAACTCAATTTATGGATACTTTGGAAATAAAAATGCTCCTTTCGGCGACGATGATATTGCTTCTTCAATCACTCTTACAGGACAGTCAGTTATTAAACAATCTAATGAACTACTCAAACAATACATTAAGTCAAAGGTTAACGATATTAATGAACAAGTGCTTAACAAGTGTATTATCTATAATGATACAGATTCAAGCTATGTTTCCATTGACCCTTTGTTTTTAGATGGTAAAGTAAAATTTAGTAACGGTAGTAAACTAACTAAAGAAACGTACGCTATAGTACAAGACATTGAAGACTATCTTAACAAGCAAGTAAAAGTCTGGGGAGCTAGTGAGTTTAATTCAAAAGACTGTAGGTTTATTTTTAAACGTGAAGCTATTGCTGATGTAGGTATCTTCTTACAGAAGAAACGTTACGTGTTACATATCTTAGATGATGAAGGTATACCTTGTGATAAGTTTAAGTACACTGGGGTTGAAGTTGTAAGAAGTACAATGCCCGGTGCCATTAAACCTTATGTTAAAAAGATTATTGAAACAATGTTATTGACCCAAAACATTAACGAAACAAATAAGATACTAAATGAGACGTATGAAATATTTGTCAAGTTACCTGTAGAGGACATAACATTTGTTTCCGGCATTAAAGGTTATGAAAAGTACTCAGCTCAGTGTGATGGGTTAGCTGCGTTAGCTAAAGGTATGCCATTGCACGTAAAAGCAGCATACGTGCATAACGTACTATTAGAAAGATTTGGTTTAGATAAACAGTACGAAAAGATAAGTTCCGGAGATAAGGTT